CTCATCTTCTTCGTCAGGCTCCATCAGAGAGACCTCAACATAATCCATTCCGTCTTCGAGGATCTCCTTGATTTTTTCGTACAGCTCGGATACAGGCACGATATACCGCATGAAATTCCCTCCTTTCACGGTCATGATAGCACGCCGACAGGGGGGGAGAGGGCAAGAAGGAAGACGACGAGATCCTTCGCTGCGCTCAGGATGACAGGATGGGGCGCTGGGGATGACTCCTGGATGACAGGAAAGGTGACGACGACATGAAGCACGGGACAAAGCCGACAGTGGCGCAGATAAAGCTCCTGAAAGCCAAACACCTGAACGCGGAAAACTGGCTGATCGAGCGGGACACGCCGGACGTGATGGTGATCGTCCACCGGTTTTCCGACCAGACACGGACCATCCATAAGAACTGAAAGGAGGGAGCTGCATGGATCCGGCGAAAAACTATGTATTTCTGTGGTGGGTCGTGGATCAGGTGAAAACCCTGGCGAAGGATCCGCAGTTCCAGAAAGACTTTGAAGCCTGGCAGCGGCAGCGGGAAGCCGCGAAGGCCGGGAGCTCCGGGGAAACCTGAGGCGCGGGAGCCCTCGCTGCGCTCGGGATGACAGAAAGGAGAGGACGATATGGCAACGGGAGAATGTTTCCTTTGCGGAAATTATGAGGCTCTGGAGAAGCACCACATCTTCGGCGGGCCATTCCGGCCGAAGGCGGACCGGCTGAAACTGACGGTGATGCTGTGCCCCTGGTGCCACCAGTACGACGCCGACAGCGCCCACAGGAGCGCCGAGACCCGGCTGTACCTCCATAAGTACGGCCAGCAGAAGGCCATGAAGGAACAGGGCTGGAGCGCGGAGGACTTCATCCGGGAGTTCGGAAAGAACTATCTGTCCGCCGATGAGCTGGAGGCCCTGTACATGCAGCCGGAGGAGAACAACAGCTTCCGGGTGCTGGAGCGGGAGGAGGTGCTGCCGTGGTGAAAAAACCGTATACGCCTGCGGAAATCGAGATCGTTTTGCCGTGGGACCCGAGGTTCAAAGACCTGATGGAGCAGGTCGCCCGGGAGAACCCGGAAAAACAAAAAACGCCCGCACAGGGCGGGCGGACAGCGACTGATTAAGGGCATGGGCTTTCAAACTGTCGGAAAAAGAAAGGACCCGCCCTGGTGGCAACAGGGCGGGATGGACGCAGACAGAGACGAAAGACCCATTCGCCGAACAAGGGAGAAAAAGGAGAGACCTTGATCGGAACCATCTGCACTTACAACATTAGCAAAAGAAGGGAGGAAAAACAAGTGGAGAGCGGGCTACCTAAGATAACAAATTGCAAGAGCTGCGGCGCCAGGATCTTTTTTGCCTACAGCGGCGGGAAGTACAAGCCCCTGGACGCGGAGCCGGTGCCGTGCATCGACGCCAATGATCAGATCCGGGCCACGGAGACGCTGTTCACCAAGGGCGGCGTACCCTTTCCGGCCGTGACCGGAGACGATATCCCGGATCTGGCGGATGAGTTCTTCTACGGATACCGGAGCCACTTTGCCACCTGCCCGGAGGCCCGGGAATTCCGGCGGAAAAAACGGCTGGAAAGCATGGCGGGCCAGACCTCCATGTTCGGAGGGGACGCCCATGAATGAGCCGGAAGCATGGGCAGAATTCCCGGAATTCCCGGGCTATCGGATCAGCACCTGCGGGAGAGCCGCACGGATGACGCCGGAGGGACCGGAGATCATCAAGCCGATCCTGAAAGACGGCCGGCTTTACTACCGGATGAGAAAGGGCGGAAAGAGGCCGATGCGGCTGGCGGACAGGGCCGTGGCTGAAGCCTTTATGGAGGGCTTCGCCAAGCACGCGCCGGCCATGCAGCTGCGGCACATCAACGGAGATCTCACGGACTGCCGGCTGGAGAACCTGAAAATGGAAACGAAGAAAGCCGGCCGGAAGGTGCTGAAGATTGACGCGGAGGGCCGGATCCTGGCGGAATACCGGAACGCGGCGGAGGCCGGACGGCAGAACTACATGTCCTATCAGACGGTGGTGAACCGGTGCACGGGGAAGACCAGAGATCACTTTGAGGACGGTTTTTCTTTCCGTTATGAGGGGATCCCAGGGAGGAAACGGACATGATCACCGACTGGTATCTCAAATGCGGGGACTGTCCCAGCCTGAAAACGGAGCACTGGAGAGGCGAGCGGATCGCTGCCCGGTGCGGAAGCCCGGAGAGCCCCTATTATCCCGTGGAGCGGGTCCTGGCCGTGATGCCGGACTTCACAAGAAACCCAGGCTACAGCACCATCCGACCCCGGTGGTGCCACGATAAAGCGAAAGGAGAAACAGAAAATGAACAGACCAATCTATGAAAACGAAGAAATGCATCCCTTCGCAGACAACCAGATCGGCGCGTTTCCGGACGACTGCGAAAGCGCCGAAATGCAGGCCATCATCGGCACGTTCCTGGACGACTGCGTTTCCACCGTGGAGGTCATCCGCTGCATGCTGGACAAAGGCGTGGAGCACATCGACGGGGAGGGCGTGACGCTGAAAGAAGAGGTGTTCGACCGCTGCTTCCCGGGCCGGGACTGGCAGGAATACCCCATCGACGGAGAGCCCGGCTGGACGTTCACGGTAAAGACCGTCCTTTACAGGGGATTCGTGTTCGACGCGATCAAGCGGGAAAAGGAGCTCGGGAATGAGTAAGATCAAGGCCTATTTCGTGGCGGGGATCATCGTGATCCTGGCAGGTGGATTTTTATACAGCCTGTGGGAGCACGAGATCTGGAGCTACTTCGTGGCGATCCAGGTTTTCGGCTGGTACGGGTTGCTGCAGGCGGGATTGCACATGGCCGGATGGCTGATGAAGGACGACCGGGAGCCCAAAAAGGAAAAGAGGAGCTTTTTCGACTGGGCCAAGCCGGACGAATAAAAAAAGGCCGCATCGGATCGGACACTCCGGTGCGGCGGGTACAAAAGGGCAAAATGAAAAAAGCCTCTTGTGGTTCTTATCTTACCACAAAGGGCCGAAAAAAGCAAGGGAAGATCGAAATGCAAGGACAATTCGATATATTCAACGAAATCATCGTGGACAACTTTGCCGGAGGCGGCGGGGCGTCCACGGGGATCGAGCTGGCTGCCGGAAGGATCGTGGATATCGCCATCAACCACGATCCGGCGGCGATCCTGATGCACCGGACCAACCACCCCCACACGGAGCATATCCAAGCCTCCGTGTGGGACGTGGATCCGGTGCAGGTATGCCGAGGGCGTCCGGTGGGGCTGGCCTGGTTCAGCCCGGATTGCAAGCACTTCTCCAAGGCCAAGGGATCCGCGCTGGTGGACCGGAACATCCGGGGGCTTGCCTGGATCGTGCTGCGCTGGGCGGGGACCGTCCGCCCGAGAGTGATCATTCTGGAGAACGTGGAGGAGTTCCAGACCTGGGGACCCGTCCGGAAGGGAAAGCCCATCCGGAGCAAGAGCTGTCAGACCTTCCGCCAGTGGCTCACACAGCTGCAGGCGCTGGGGTATACGGTGGATCACCGGGAGCTGGTGGCGGCGGACTACGGCGCGCCTACCACCCGGAAACGATTTGTCCTGGTGGCGCGCTGCGACGGGCGGCCCATCTGCTGGCCGGAGCGGACCCACGCCCCCAGGGACAGCGAGGAGGTCCGGAGCGAGAAGCTGCTGCCCTGGAGAAGCGCGGCAGAGATCATAGACTGGACACTGCCCATGTATTCCATCTTCGCCACCAAGCAGGAGATCAAGGAGAAATACGGCGTCAACGTGGTGCGGCCGCTGGCCGACAACACCATGCGCCGGGCGATCCGGGGCGTGGACAAGTACACCATCAAGAGCGGGAATCCGTTTCTGATCCCGGTGGGATACGGCGAGCGGGCCGGACAGGCCCCGCGGGTGCACGACATCAATGCGCCGGTCCCGACGGTGGTGAGCACGGGAAAGCTGCATCTGGTGGAGCCGGTGATGGCGCCGGTGACTTTCTCCAACACCGGAGGATCTGTGGGCGAGGCTGCGGATCAACCGGTGGGCACCATTCGGACCGCCGGAGGACAGATCCTTTCCGCTGCAAACCTGATCCAATACCACACAGAGCAGACGGAGAACGTGCGGGCCAACGATCTGACGGCGCCGCTGCCCACGGCGGACGCTTCCAACCGGTACGGCCTGGTGAGCGCGCAGCTGACGGAGTATTACGGCAACGGCAATCCGCTGGACGTCAGGGAGCCCATGCACACCGTGACGGCCCACGACCGGGAGGCGCTGCTGAGCGTCCACTTGGACAAGTATTTCGCCGGTGGGTACAAGATGCCGGGAAACTCCGCGGAGGATCCATTGACCACCGTGACGGTGGAGCCGCGGCACGGACTGTACGCTGCCCATGTGGTGGAGTTCAAGGGGGCGAATTTGGGACAGAAAGCTCGGGAGCCCCTGAACACCATCACCGCAGGCGGCGGAGAGTTCGCCGTAGCCGGGACGGTGATAGAAAAATACGTTCCCGGATCCGACGTGGGACACTGGCCGGCGGTCCGGGAGCTGCTGAACAAGTATTGCAGCTACACGCTGGCGGACGACGAGATCCTTTTGCTGAAGATCGGCGGCGTTTTCTGGTTTATTTCCGATATCACCATGCGGATGCTGACGCCCCGGGAGCTGTACGCAGCCATGGGCTTTCCGCCGGATTACATCATCGACCGGGACTATACCGGCAGGCCCTATCCCAAAAAACAACAGGTGGCGCGCTGCGGCAACGCCGTATGCCCACCCATGGCCGCGGCGGTGGTCCGGGCCAACCTGCCGGAGTGGGGCAGCTACACCATCACCACCATGGCTGAGCTGGAAAGGGTAGTGGCGGTATGAACGAGCAAACATATCTGTTTGACGATCCGGACGAAGCAGACGAGCTCGACATGCACCGGGAACGGGAGGCAGACGGGAAATTCTACAGCCGAGTTTTTACCAACAGACCCCCTTATGCCGATTACAAGCCGCCGGCCAAGTTTCAGGCAATAGAGAGCATTATTGCAAAACGCCTGCAGGAGCACCCGAACGCGATTTGTTCATACTCCGGAGGATCTGACAGCGACGTCATGATCGACCTGATCGAGCGGGTCCGAAAAGTCTTTCACCTTGCACCGGTGAAATATGCGTTTTTCAATACCGGTCTCGAGATGAAGGCCACCAGAGACCACGTGAAGGTCACAGCGGAAAAATACGGTGTAGAGATCAAAGAATACCGACCCGAAGTGAATATCGTAAACGCCACGCGGCGCTACGGGATCCCGTTCGTCTCCAAGATCATGTCTGCGGGCCTGGGAGAATGGCAAAAGAAGAATGTGCCGTTGTCGATCAAGGATGAATACGACTCGGCGGAGGACAAAGCGGCAAAGAGACGGGAGCTGAAAGAGCGATACCCCAATTGCGAGAGCCTTATAAATTTCCTTTGCTGCTGCAATTCCAAGGGGGAACCGCGGCCGGATATCCAGCTCGTAATCAACTCTTCAAAGTACATGCTGGACTTTATCAAAGAAAACCCACCGGATTTTCAGATCAGCGCCGACTGCTGTACCTACTGCAAAAAGGACCTGGCGCACAAGATCCAGGCTCCGTTTGACATGATCATTACCGGCGAGCGCCGGGATGAGGGAGGGATGCGGTCAGTGCCGAGACAGGACAACACAAGCCTGTGCTTCACAGAGATGTCCAGCGGGCAGTTCCGGCTCCGGCCTCTGTACTATGTAAGCGATACGGACAAAGCCTGGTACAAGGATTATTACGGCCTGCGGTATTCGGACGCTTACGAAGTGTACGGGCTGACAAGAACGGGGTGCTGCGGGTGTTCGATCTCCTATAAAGCCGTCGACGACCTGGAGCTTATACGGCCTTACGAGCCGAACGTTGTCAAAGCCGCCTGGCACATTTTCGGGAAGTCTTACGAGTACCGAGCGAAATACAACCGATATAAGGAGATCAGGCGGAGAGAAGAACGTCAGCCGGGGCAGATGTTCTTGTGGGAGGAACGGCGGGAGGACCTATGAGCAAAAAGACAAACCCGAAAAAGATCCCCAAAACGCAGGCCGATGTGGATAAGGCTTACACCGACGGGTTGGATGCGGGCCTGGAGTTCGGTCTGAACATCGTTCTGTATGTTCTCAAAGACAAACACAACGCGCCCGACGAAGATATCATGCAGCTCCGGGATGAGTTCATGTATGTGATCTCCGCAATCAACGAAAAGTATCTCTCCTACCCGGATATAAAGCGGGCACTGGCCGGAGACTACGATCTGGCCGTCGATCTGGTGGAGTAGCAGAGTCACGATCAATAAGCGGCCCGTCCGCGCAGCCGAACGAAGTTCGTTTTCCGGGGTTTGGGGGGGTCCACAACAAGCAGAGTTTTGATAAACGGCCATCCGGGCACTGCGCGGAAATTTGCTTTTTGACGGCAAAAAGCATTGCTTGCGAAGAGGAGTCAACACGATGGATTACATAGATTTTCTGAAAACCAAGATCCAAAGAGCCCCGGTGAGCGGGTTCGATGTGGATCCTGCGGAGCTGCATCCGGCGCTGAAACCACATCAGAGGGATGCGGTGGCCTGGGCGCTCCACGGAGGCCGCCGGGCCCTGTTTGAGGCCTTCGGTCTTGGAAAAACGGTGCAGGAGCTGGAATGGTGCCGGCAGATCCTGCGGAGAGAGGGAGGCAAGGCGCTGATCGTCCTGCCCCTGGGCGTCCGGCAGGAATTCAAGCGGGACGCTGTGCAGCTGCTGGAGATGGAGGAGCCTGCCTATGTCCGCACGGATGCGGAGGCGGAAGAGCGGCCGGACGGGATCCTGCTGACAAACTATGAGCGGGTCCGGGACGGGGACATCGATCCGACAAAATTCACCGCGGTGTGCCTGGACGAAGCGGCGGTGCTGCGCTCCTTCGGCAGCAAGACCTATCAGACGTTTCTGCCCCTGTTCCGGGGCGTGAAATACAAGCTGGTAGCCACGGCCACGCCGGCGCCGAACCGGCTGAAAGAGCTGATCCACTACGCCGGCTTTCTGGAGGTCATGGACACGGGGCAGGCGCTGACCCGGTTTTTTCAGCGGGACAGCACCAAGGCCAACAACCTGACATTGTACCCCCACAAGGAAAAGGAGTTCTGGCTGTGGGTGAGTACCTGGGCGCTGTTCCTCTCCGCCCCGTCGGATCTGGGCTATGACGATACCGGCTACGCCCTGCCGCCCATGGAGGTACGGACGCACATGATCTCCACGGGCTACGGGCAGGCCCACGACAAGGACGGACAGTTCAAACTGATGAACGACGCCGCCCAGAGCCTCCAGGAGGCGGCCAGGGAAAAGAACTCCACGGTGGAGATCCGCTGCGCCAGGGCCCGGGAGATCATAGACAGCGATCCGGAGGCCCATTTCATCCTGTGGCATGATCTGGAGGCGGAGCGGCACGAGCTGAAAAGGATCCTGCCGGAGGCGGTGGATATCTACGGCGCCATGGACTACGACCAGCGGGAACGGCGGGTGATCGACTTTTCGGAAGGGCGGACCCGGCTGTTCGCCACAAAGAAGAGCCTGAGCGGATGCGGCTGCAACTTTCAGCGATACTGTCACCGGGCGATCTTTGTGGGGATCGACTATGAGTTCCATGATTTCATCCAGGCGGTCCACCGGATCTATCGGTTCCTGCAGACAGAGCAGGTGATCATCGACATCATTTACACCGAGGCGGAGGAGCCGATCTACCGGGCGCTGATGGAGAAATGGAAGCTCCACGATCAGCAGACGGAGAACATGAAGGCCATCGTGAAGGAATACGGCCTCCATAATCGGGACGCCATCGAGCAGCTGACGCGGACCATCGGCGTGGAGCGCCGGGCTGCCTGGGGCGAGAATTGGGAAGCGATAAACAACGACTGTGTGGAGGAGGTCCGGGCGCTGCCGGACAACAGCATGGACATGTGGCTGACCAGCATCCCCTTCTCCAACCACTATGAGTACACCCCCAGCTACAACGACTTCGGCCACAATGAGGATACCGGGTGCTTTATGGAGCAGATGGACTTCCTCTCTCCGGAGCTGCTGCGGGTACTGAAGCCGGGGCGGGTGTTCGCCTGCCACGTGAAAGACCGGGTGCTGTTCGGGAACGCCACCGGGACCGGGATGCCCACCATGGAGCCCTTCCACGCTCTTTGTATCGAGCACTACATGAAGCACGGCTTTCAGTATTTCGGGATGATTACCGTGGTCACGGATGTGGTGAGGGAGAACAACCAGACCTACCGGCTGGGCTGGACCGAACAGTGCAAGGACGGGACCAAGATGGGAGTGGGCTGCCCGGAGTACGTGCTGCTGTTCCGGAAGCTGCCCACCGACACTTCCACCGCCTACGCGGACGTGCCGGTGGTGAAAACGAAAAAGGAATACACCCGGGCCCGGTGGCAGCTGGACGCACACGGGTTCTGGAGATCCGGCGGGAACCGGCTGCTGACCCGGAAAGAGCTGGAGAGCCTGCCGGTGGACCGGATGCAGAAGGCGTACCGGGAGTATTCCCGGGAAACGGTCTATGACTACGCCGAGCACGTGGAGCTGGCCCAAAAGCTGGACGACGACGGCCATCTGCCCGCCACCTTCATGGTGACGGCGCCGGGATCCTGGACGCCGGACGTGTGGGACGACGTGAACCGGATGCGCACTCTCAACGGGGAGCAGCGGCGCCGGGATCTGCAGATGCACGTCTGTCCGCTGCAGTTCGACATCGTGGACCGGCTGATCAACCGCTATTCCAATCCGGGGGAGCGGGTGGGAGACCCCTTCGGAGGGATCGGCACCGTACCCCTCCGGGCACTGAAAGCCGGGAGAAAAGGCTGGATGAGCGAACTGAATGAGGAATACTGGCGGGACGCGGTGAACTATCTGAAAGCCGAAGAGGAGCGGGAAGAGATCCCCACGCTCTTTGATCTGGTGATGTGAGGGGCGCAGGGGCCCCCTTAAAAAGGGAATCTGGATATCCGGATTCGTTGCTTGCTATTCAATCAAAAAGGAGGCTGAAACATGAGCAGATTAACAGCAAGACGGGAAAACGGAACGGTGGATATCAGCCTGGCGTGGGCGGAGAAATACACGCTCCTGGACCTGATCGACGAGCTGGCGGATGCGCTGTGTGCTTATGAAGACACGCTCATGACGCCGGAACAGATCAGAGAGGTCTGCGATCTGTATAGGTTAGATAGGGCCGAAAAGCTCAAAAAAATGGAGAAGGCCGAAGAGGAGGGCCGGCTGCTGGTGCTGCCCCGCAAACCGGAGAACCTGGATCCGTATTTTTCCAACGGCGACGCGCTGCTGCATTTGATAAGAGTGCATCTGGCAGAGATCGTCGCCGGTGAAACGCTCGAACTTTCGATGGTGTTCTATGAGCCGTGCAGCCGTCAGAAAACGTGCCAAATAACGATGACAGCCGATTGCCTGAAGTGCGTGGAAGAGTGGCTTAGGCAACCATATGCCGAAAACCTCCGATGGGAGGCAAATCCACGAAGGATAAAGGCGACTGCCGCCGGACAGGGAGAGGACCCATGGACCTTGCTGCATACATGATCGCCTTTACGGCGCTGTGCCTGATAACCGCAATACATATCCGGATCCGGGATCTGGAGGACAAAGGGAAGGAAGCAAATGAAAGAAAAGCCGATCCTGTTCAGCACTGAAATGGTACGGGCGATCCTGGACGGGCGAAAGACCGTCACGCGGCGGGTGATAAAGGACCCTTACAGCATCGAGGATGAAGAAGTCAGCCGCATTTCCGGATTGGCGATCCACAAGGGAACCGCCGTCACACACGGTATGCCGTACCCGGACGCGCCGTACAGCGTGGGGGACATTCTGTATGTGCGGGAGACGTGGACGACACTTTACTATGTGGACCCGGATGGATATACACACTACGACCAGCCGATGTACTACTATGCCGCGGACGGAATGCCGGATATCACGTTGGTGGATGGAGACGGCTTTGAGCAAGACGATCAGCGCGTCCGCTGGCGCCCGTCCATCCACATGCCGAAAGAGTTGGCCCGGATCTGGCTGCGGGTGACGGACGTACGGATCGAGCGGCTGCGGGACATCACGGATGAAGGAGCTGTGCGGGAGGGCCTTTATAAAGGATGGCGGCTGTACGGCAGGGGATCCGCGGCAATCACGGCCCGCCAGGCGTTTATGTGGCTGTGGGAGACGATCACAAGAAAAGCCCCGGCCGCTGAGAGCTGGGCCTGCAATCCCTTGGTATGGGTGATCGAATTCGAGCGGTGCGAGAAGCCGGAGGAGTGCCATGAAGCGGTTATTTGAAGGCGTCGCGCTCTTTGCATTTGCCCTGTATGCCGTTTTTGTGATCACACTGTGCGAGCGGCTGGGGCTCACTCTGGAGGAAGGGGGTGAATAATAATGGAAGATAATTCGAGACTTACGGAAGAATTCAAAAAGCAGATACTGGAAAAGCGCAGCACCATTCTGTCAGATCGGGCCATTGATCTGATCCGGGAAGAGCGACGACGGCAGCGGGATCAATGGGGCGATCAGGAAAAGGCGAGCCCTTATGAGTGGGTGTCAATCCTGGGAGAAGAATTCGGAGAGCTTTGCGAAGCGATCAACGAGACGTACTTTCAGAACCCGAAGCACCCGGAGCGGGGCGGTGAGGGGCAGATCGTCCGGGAAGCGGTACAATTAGCCGCTGTGGCAGTGGAGATCATAGAGGTGTTTACCGAGAATCCAGAGGGAAAACACCAGAAGCTGGTAACTGCTGATGGAGTTATCGATAATACCTTGGCGATCATCTCCCGTCTCTACAAAACCGACAGCCCGGAGCGGAACGCTGTTTTGGATGAAGTCCATGAAGCCGTTGTACAGCGGTTTTTGCGCTCCCCGGAAGATCAGAAAGAGGAGTGAAAAACGATGATCGACGACAGAAAGCTGGAGAAGATCCTCCGGCGGCAGGTCAAGGTGGGCCTGACGATCTATGTGGGCGGAGAGGAGATCGCCTTTATCGGGGCCAACTGGATGGCCAGGACCACCATGGAAAGACTCTCAAAGAATCTTCGGATCACTTTGGGCGCTCTGGTGGAAATGCTGGGCTTTATCCCCGGCGAGGGAGCCATCCGGATCCGGAAGGTGAAGGGCGGCTATGAGGTCCAGGACGAAATGCAGACCGTCGCAGCCAACCAGATCGGCACGTTTCTGGACAGCGGGCTTTGCCGGGTGAAGCGGACAAACATATCCTACGGCTGGGCTGTGCAGCTGTGGCAGAGCAGGAGCGGGAAGCTCTACGGCCAGACGGCGGAGCAGGCCGATACCGGAGGGAACACCGCATGGCTCAACGGCGCCGGCGTCCTGGTGATCCGGGATCTGGACAGCTGTGAGGAACAGTACATTAAGGCCTCCCGGCCGGAGGACGACACGGGCCAGATATGCAAAGCTCTGTGGGAGCACCTGGAGAAGGTCATGTGGACGGACTGGAGCGAGGATCCCGTCCCGGAACCGGAAGACGACACGGAGCCGCCGGAAGAGCAGATCATTCTGCAGCTGCCGGCACCGGAGGATACCGGAGAAATCATCGAAGAGCAGGAGCCCGAAGAAGAACAGGAAGGAGGCGTCTGATATGGAAAAGATGCTGGTAAAAGTGGAGATCGATCTTTGGAACAGCTCCCGGCCTGCCGTCTCCATGAAACCGATAGTGCGGGAGAGTGAAAAGACGATCTTCGTACAAAGCCCGCACCGGGTCCGGGGCCAGGCCCAGCCGATGATGAAGACCGGACCTTTCAATCGCGGCCTTTTGGGGCGCGTCACGTCGCCGCGGCCGGGGATCAAGCGGAGCTATTTTGTGTCAGACGTAAAGGCAATGGATCTCCGGACAACACCGGAGTACCGTATGGCCGTGATCCGGATGATGGATGAGGCCAGGCTGGAGCTGAACACGGCAGGGGTCAACCTTGACCTGATACGGGCGGATCTCATGGAGGGGACCTGAGGCGCGGAAGCCTGCACGGGATCCCTCACTGCGTTCGGGATGACAGGAAAGACGCTCGGGATGACAGGGAGCGTCGCCGGTATGACAGGGAGGGGCGCCGGTATGGCCCGCGCAGCTGAAGAAAACAATTAGCCTAATAAGCGAATTAAGGAGGTTGCAACCATGGAAGAGAAAAGACAATTTGATTTCGGAGAGGCAATCCGGCTACTCAAACAGGGGCACCGGGTAGCCCGTGAAGGATGGAACGGCAAGAACATGAGTGTTGCCTATCAGAAAGGATATCCTCAGGGGATCCCATGCAATAAGAACACAGCGGAGGCATGGGGAATGAAAGAGGGTGAGCTGTTCATCTGCCGGCCATATCTGCAGATGCGCTGCGCCGACGGGACCTTCCAGATGTGGCTGGCGTCTCAGAGCGACGTGCTGGCCGAGGATTGGTACATCGTTTCGTAAAGGAAAGAGAATTCAAAGGCTGAGATCAGGGCAGGAGGGGGCTCCTGCCCGCGTCTGAACCTTTGAGCAATGCACTTTGACAACCGCAGAATATGGCGCGGAGCTGCCCATGAGAAAGGCAGCTCAGGCACGCAGACACGGCAGGAGGACCGGGGGTCCGGAAGCCTGCAGGGATCCTTCAAATCACGATGACCTCTGCGGAGGTCATATAATCGCCTGCGGCGGCGTGATTTCCGGGCGGGAACCATGTTCCCCCCGGAGGCCCCCTCCTTTTTGGCTGAGGGGACCTGAGGCGCGGAAGCCTGCAGGGGATCCTTCGCTTCGCTCAGGATGACAAAAGGGCGCTCGGGATGACGGGAGAAGGCGAAGGGGATACCTATTATATATCGCGTGCGCGCGTGTTCTTTGCGGAACTTGATAACGGCCGGGTTTTCGACCAAGGAGAGATATACCATGGCGGAATGGTACATAACGACCTACAGATGCTCCAACGGAGTGGAGGAGAAGACAAAATATCCCGTCCCGGATCCGGCTCCGAAAGAGGGAGCCAGGAAACGGGAACGGGTGATCCGCCGGGCGGAGAAAGGATGCACCGAGGCAAAGCATGAAGTGACCCGGCTGCTCAATGAGAACTTCCGGGCCGGGCACGACTATCACCTCACACTGGGATTTGACAAAGCCGGCTTTCAGAATCTGCAGAAGAGAGCGGGATCCCTGCGGCACGACGATCTGCTGCGAGCAGCGGACAAGGAAGCCGTGAACTTCATCCGCCGGGTACAGCGGGAGTGCAAGAAGCGGGGAGTAGAGCTGAAGTATCTCTATGTCGTATCCGACAAGAACGGAAAGACGGGGGGATACGCCCGTCCCCACGTGCATCTGGTGATATGCCGGGAGGCTATGGAGATCTGCCTTGCCAAATGGACAGCCGGGAAGGCCAGGGAGAGCGTGCTTTACGGAGGCCGGGGCGGAGATCTGGGCGATCTGGCGTTCTACATGATAGCGCAGACCCGGTATATCCGGAACCGGAAGAAATACACCCCCAGCCGGAATCTGCGGAAAGCCCTGCGGTTGCCGCCGGTGAAGAGCAAGAATCCCGAGGCGGAGCTGCGTACACCGGAGGGCTGCGTGAAGATCTGGCAGGCGGAGACCCGGGGAGGCCGGGCCCAGCACCTGCGATACTGGCGACCGCCGGGCGAGGAAGCAGGGTAATTTCGGTTAAGGTTTTTCTCCCGCGTCTCTGCGCGCGCTCCGATTTACATATATGTCCGGATCTCTATGCGGAAAAGTTGGTGTTTAGACGCGGGCAGGGCATGGTAACGTAAACCAAAGGGGCGATTTCAGCATGGGATTCCGAAAGATCCGCAACTGCAGCCGGCCGGAGTGGGCGCAGGAAATAGCATACCTGACCGTCACGCATCTGACATGGATGCCGCAGGAGATCCGCAGCGAGGCTTACGGGCTCATAGATCAGATCGCACGGGATCCTGTGGAAGGCCGTGCGCTGTTCGAGCTGCTGACAAAGGACAAAACGGTGGACGCCGTATATGAGCGGTTCCGGATCTCCAAAGCCAGACTGTACAAAATGCGGGAAGAATTCTACGAAGGGTTTCTGAGCGGGACGATCTGCCGGCGATGAAGGAAGGTGTGCCTTTTGGCGTCGAGATTTAAATATCTGCCCAGCGTAGGCATCAGCTATGCCGATCAGGGAAGCATCTTCTTCACCTGCCGGACCTATGGCAGCCAGCCGCAGCCGGTCCGGGAGAAGATCGACCTGGTTTGCCTTGCGGCAGCGGGAGGTGAGCAGGCATATGCGGAAGCGCTGAAAACGTACATGACCACGGATCGGGACTTCAACAGCGTCTGCATGGAGCACTACCTCTCCACGTCTACCATGGACAGGCTGCGCAGGAGATTCTACCAGCTGTACATGCGGGAGGTTGGTGAGACGCCATGACCGTAGCGGAGGCCAAGAAAGAGGCCGACGAGCTGGGAAAGCTGCTCAATCCCAAACAGAGACTATGGGCAGAGAAATATCTGCTCACCGGAAACGCGACAGAGGCGGCCATCGCCGCCGGATATGCCGCCAAAAATGCGACGGTACAGGGCTCCAAGCTGAAATCGACCCCGAAGATCGCTGAGTACCTTGCCGCCAGAGAAACCCAGCTCTTTGCCGAGATGGGGATCAATGAAGGATGGGTGGGCCGCCGGTTTGCGGAGATATACGCGCGGTGCATGGACGCCACCCCTCACATGGTATGGGACTCAGATGCCAGGGACTATGTTCCCGATGGCACCTGGGTCTTTGACGCTAAAGGAGCCATTTCCGCGCTGACAGCGCTGGGGAAGACTCTGGGCATGTTCAAGCCAAGCGAGGATCCCGAGACCACCGGGCAGACCATTGAGGAGTGGCTGGAGAAGCAGAAGCGGGAGAGCGCGCCGTGATCGACCTGCTGAACACCCGGGACTACATCGAGCACTGTCTGAAGATCCGGACCAAGAGCGGGGAGGTCATCCCCTTCAAGCTCAATGCGGCACAGCGGAAGCTCTACGATATCGCGCATGCGCAGTACGCCGCGGGGAAGCCGGTGCGGATCATCATCCTGAAAGCCCGGCAGCTGGGCTTTTCCACGCTGACGGAAGGCATGATCTTCCACGCCTGTGCCACCCGGAAGAACGTGAACGCGCTGATCGTAGCCCACCGGGAGGACGCCACGGCCAACCTGTTTCGGATGAGCAAGCTCTTTTACGAGGAGCTGCCGCCGCCGGTGAAGCCGATGCTGAAAGCCTCCAACGCCCAGGAGCTCCTGTTCGAGAACCCGTCACGGCGGGCCAGAGACCGGGAACGCCTACCGGGGCTGCGCTCCCGGATCCGGTGCGCCACGGCCGGAGGGAAGGGCATCGGCCGGTCGGACACGCTGCAGTATGTCCACCTGTCGGAGTACGCCTTCTGGCCGGAGGGAGCGGACGGCAAGGCTGCGACCCTTGCCGGGATCCTGCAGGCGGTGCCGTCGACCGTCAATACCATGGTGGTGATCGAGAGCACCGCAAACGGCTTTGAGGATTTCAAGGAGCGGTGGGACGCAGCGGCAGCCGGGGAGAATGACTTTATCCCCGTATTTTTCGCCTGGTTTGAAAACCCGGAATACTCCATGCCGGCGGCTCCGGGAACGGAATGGACGCCGGAGGAAGAGGAACTGCGGCAGCTCTATGGGCTTTCGGACGAACAGCTCGTATGGCGGCGCTGGTGTATCGCCAACAACTGCGGCGGGGATATCAACATGTTCCGACAGGAATACCCCGCAAGCCCCGAGGAGGCTTTCCTTCACAGCGGCACCGGCGTTTTTGACAATGAGCTTGTCATCCGGCAGGCACAGAGGACGGAGGGCGCGGTGAAGCGGGGACGATTCCGCACGGAGGATCCGGCGCCGACGTGGGAAGACGCAGCCCTGGGAGAGGTAAAGATCTTCGCGGAACCGGAGCCGGGGGTCCCTTACGTGCTGGGAGGGGACACCGCGGGCGAGGGGAGCGACTGGTTTACCGCCCATGTGATCAACAACGTGACCGGAGAGCAGGCGGCGTCCCTGCGGCGGCAGTACTCAGAGCCCGAATATGTGCGCCAGGTGTACGCGCTGGGAATGTACTACAATCAGGCGCTCATCGGGCTGGAGACGAATTTCTCCACGTATCCGGTGATGAAGCTCCAGGAGATGGGATATCCCAATCAGTACCGCAGGGAGCGGGAAGACAGCATCACAAAGCAGATCAAGGAGAGCTACGGCTTCCGGACGGACCGGTTTACCCGGCCCCGGGCCATCGCCGGATTGGTGGAGGTTTTCGCCAATCATCCGGACTGGTTCCGGGATCCGGAACTGCTGAACGAAATGCTGACCTTCTGCTACAACGAGGAGCACCGGCCGGAGGCCATGGTGGGAAAGCATGACGATATGGTGATGGCTGCGGCGATCACCTACGCCATCCGCCACCAGCAGAGCATGGAGATCCGGGAGCGGGACGTTCCCCCGCCCCATAAACTCATCGATGACCTCAAAAAACAGCAGCGTCGGGCCGCCCGAAGCGGTAACCGAAGGCGCTGAAAAACACTGTAAGGAGACAGCATCATGGAAGAGAACAACAGCTATACCACGGCCATGGAAGACTTCACCGTGGTGGAAGACGGCCACGACGGCCAGACCGAGGAAGAAAAACGGGAGGCCTATGCCGCGCAGCCGTCCGACAGCGGGAAGTCCGACGCCGCCGAGGACAAGCCCGGGAAGAAGGAGCCGGACAAGGCGGAGGCTGAAGACAAAGAGAAGGCGCAGAAGCTGGATCAGGCGGCCATCGACGCCTATATCGCCCAGGGCAGAGCCCAGGGGGAGAGCACCGGCCGGCAGAAGGCGGAGGAGGATTTCAGTTCCGCCAGGGTGATCAACCCCAACACCGGAAAGCCCTTTGCCAGCATGGAGGAGTATCAGGCCTACGGGAAAGAACAGCAGCTGCAGCGCCAGCGCCAGGAGGCCAGGGACACCAAGCGCAAAGGCCAGAGCGAGGAAGACCGGCTGAAAGAGATCCAGGAGCGGGACCGCTACGTGGAGCTGGGCCGGGCCGCGGAGGCCAGACAGAGCGAGGAAAGCGCCAAGGCCAGGAAAGAAGCCGAAGACAGCGCCGCCGCGGCGGAAGCGCAGCGTCAGCTCAACGAGTTCCTGGTAAAGGACGGCAGGGCTTTTCAAGCCAAGTACCCGGACGTGGAGATCGCAGATCTGGAGAACAACGAGGAATTCCGGGAATTCTGCGATGACCGGTACGCCGACGGGAAGCACAGCCTGATCAAGCTCTACGAGCAGTGGGTGAAGATCACCGGGAATGCCGGCAGAGCTGCCAGGATTGCCAAAGAGAGCAAGGACAGCCGTTCCACCTCCGGCAGCCGGAACGGCGGAGGATCGACCCTCACCGCCGATGAGAAGGCCCGGCTGGAGGAATGGAACCGGACGTATCCCAGCATGAAGATGACCGAAAGCGAATTTGCCAGGAGGTAAAGCAGCTTTTCGGCAAGGTGTAAAAATCGAAAGGAGCATTTGTTCAATGAGACCTATCCAGAACGCGGGAGGCCATGTGGGCCTGTCCGCACGCAACTATCCCATCGCCCCCGCCACCGCCATCAGCGCGGGTCAGGTCGTGAAGCTGACTGCCGGCCTGGTAGTATCTGCCGTGCAGGCGGAGACCAACGTCATTCTGGGCATCGCCGCGGAAAACCATCCCGGCGTTGCCGACGCCCTGAACATCCGGGCCAACGGCGGAGAGATCCTGGTGTACGACAATCCCGAGCTGATCTTCGAGTGCCCGGCGCCGGTGATCGCCGCCGCCTCCGGCAGCGCCACGACCATTGTGCCTGCCAGCGGTGACGTGGACGCCAACGCCGCCGACGACTCCTTTAACAACAGTGTGCTGATGCTGATCTTCAAAGCGGCCGACAGCACCAACACCGACTTCATCGGCAAGAAGATCAAGGTGACCGATTACGCCAAGACCGGCACCATCATCACCAAGGACAGCGGCGGCACTCCCAGCGCCGGGGACAAATACGAAGTATATCCCCAGATCGGCGCAGCAGTAGGCGGCATCGCTGGACTGGACAGCGACACCAAGAGCAAGCTGGTGGTGAGCACCAAGGGCGCTACCAAGATCAAGTGCGTGGGTCACGACTTTGACCGGCACATGATCCGCCTGATGGCGGTCGAGCACGCCTTGGGCGTCGAAAACTGACAACTGACTGAAAGAGAGGGATAACAATGTCCAGTACTTTTTCCAACTGGAAAACCGATAACTACAAGTTCGTGGGCAAGGCCTTTGACTTTGCCTACGCCGACCGGCTCAACAAGCTCTCCCCCGTGGTGGGCGAGGTGAACGCCCGCAGCATCGACTACGAGCTCACCGGCTCCGGCGGCTACGGCGAGGCCCCCGCCTACGACGGCGACAACCTGAACCAGGGCAGCATGCACCGGGGCTTCAAGACCGTCATCACCCCGGTGGAGTACACCCTTTCCATCCCCGTGGGTTACAAGGAAGCCAAGATCGACAAGATGGGCGAAACCAAGAAGGTGGGCACCAAGCTGGGCGACTCCATGGCCCTGACGGTGTATCTCCACGTGCTGCGGATGTTCGCCAACGCCTGGAACAGCGACGGCAAGCACAACGGCGGCGACGGCGTGCCCTGGGCCAGCGCGGCCCATCCCGTGGCCAGCAAGGGCAGCTCCGGCCGCAGCTTTGTCCCCGATCCCGACGCCGGCACCTACTCCAACATCTCCACCGATGCTTTCAGCGTCAGCGCCATCACCGCGGCCCAGGCGAGGGCAAACCGGTTCCGGACGCCGGACGGTATGCCCTTCCTGTGCGACTATGACACGGTGCTGGTGTCCCCGGAGCTGGAGGAGAAGGCCAAGAAGCTGCTGGGAGAGAATGCCCGCCTGATGCCCACCCAGGACCCTGAGACCGACCACAACGGGGCGAACCCGGTTTACGGCATGCGCTACCTGGTGATGGGAGGCGGCGCGGACGGATTCAGCGCCAAGCAGTGGGCCGTGTGCGACCGCCGGCTGATGAAGGAGATGGTGAACATCATCTACAACACCCGTCCCACGGTGATGCAGTCTCCCCAGGACAACCCCCTGAAGGACCTGTACACCGCCTATGCCGACTTCGGCGTGGGCTGGGGCGACGCCCGGCAGATCATCTTCGGCGATCCGACCTAATCGCGCAGACTTCTGCGGAAGTCTGATAACCGCCTGACGGCGGCGCGATTTCAAGGGGGAACCATGTTCCCCCTTGAGGACCCCTTCTTTTTGGAACAAGGAGTGTAGTTATGTACAAAATCGAAAAAGTTGTGAAGCTGACGGTGGGGACTACGGCCTCCACAGTGGGCGTCCACGGCTTGGCCTGCCTGATCGAGAACAACAGCGACAGCGCCAGCGTTTACTTCAAGGATAAACGGGACGACGGAAAGGCGGCCACAAGTTCCAACGGCTTTCTGCTGGGGCCCGGCAAGATGACCCCTGTGCCCCTGGTGGCCATGGATCTGTCCATCGTGGCCAGCGATGCCGGCACCGACGTCCGGGTGCTGATCCTGGAGGAGGCGTGACCGTCATGGAAAACGGGTGGAAGATCCTGCTGGCGGGAATGTTGGCTGCATTTGCGGCCTATTTCCAGCAGCTGATGGCACCCATCTTTGTGCTGATCGGTGTAGCAGCTCTTGACTGGCTGAGCGGAGTTGGCTCTGCGTGGATAAGAGGCCAGTTGTCAAGCACAATTGGGCTGATCGGCATCATAAAGAAGTTGTCGTACGGCCTTATCGTGGCGGTTGGTATGGCGCTGGATTACCTGATCGCGCTGCTGGGGAGCAAGTTCGGCGTTCAGATCGAGAATACTTATTTTGTGGGCCTGCTGGTAATTATATGGCTTGTCATCAATGAGTGCATATCGATCCTGGAGAACACGGATGAAATGGGGCTCCCGGTACCGTCGTTCATAATGAGAATGCTGAAACGGCTGAAGCGGCATACAGAGGAGACCGCCGGCGAGGACGCCTCCCCGGAAGATATGTGAAGAACAGGGCGGGCACAGGCTCCGCCCTGTTTCGGTAAAGGAGGAACACCATTGTGACGTTGGGTGAGGCCAAGGAAAAAGTGTATATGCTGCTGGACGAACACAGTACCGGCGGCGAAGTGGAACATGACGCAGACGTCGAGATGAAGATGGTCCGGTTCTTTGATATGGCCCAGAAGCAGCTGAGCCAGATCAAGAAGATCCTGAAGGTCCGGAAGATTACCCCGCAGGCGGGAAAAACGACCTATCCGATGCCGGCGGATTTCAGAGCCGTTTACAGGATCTGGAGAGACGGGAAGGCTGTCACCAGCCGGTACCGGTGGATGGGCGGGAAAACGCTCATTATCCCGGAGCGGGAGGCGGGACAGCTGATCACGGTGGAATACATCGCCAACCCGGACACCATCGAGCCGGATGCCGACGACGATTATGAATTTGAGATCGCGGAGGACGCGGCGGAATGCATGCCCTATTATGTGGCGGCACAGCATCTGCTGCCGGATCTGGTGATGAACTACGAAGGGATGCTGCAGATGTACAACCACGCCGTATCGCTGCTGGACACGTCTGTCCCCGGGGAAAACGTCCGGGTGATCAACACGGTATTCCGGAGGTGACGGGATGAAGATCGGGAAAAAGAAACGTGAGCAGGACCGAGCCTTCCGCCGGGAGCCGCTGGTCAATGATATCAACTACTCCACCCGGGAAGACAGGGAGCGCACCGTGGCCATGCTGTTCGCGGAAGCCAAGAGCGCCCGCACCATGCAGGAGATCGAGTGGATCCGGTTCAACGACTATTACAACTTCATGCATGACGTATCCCGGGAGATCCAGGAATACTGCGCGGAAAACGACATGCCGTATACACCGGCGGTGGTCTCCGACCCCTGGGTGATGGTGGAAAGTCAGATCGACCCCAATGTGCCGGAGCCGGAGTTCCACGGCAGGGACACGGATCAGGACAGCGAAAAGGCCAAACAGCGGGAATACGCGGTGAAATACATCATGGACAATAACCGGCTGGGGGACATGAACAATGCCAACGAGCGCCGGCTGCTGAAATACGGCGACGCCTTCTGGAAGGCGTATTGGGACAGCGACATGCGCTGCGGGATCAATGAGGGAGATATCCGCATCATCGACGTGCCGGTGGAGGCCATGTACCCGGATCCGGCCATCGGAGCGGGAGAGATCCAGGACGGCGAATACCTGGACTATGTGTATCGGATGCCGGTAACCCGGTTTTACCGGACGTTCCGCAGAGAGCTGAAACAGATGGACCTCTATCCGGATGAGCTGACCGGCGGGGACTACACCACCAGGGATGACCTCTTCGCCATGGCGACGCCGGACGAATCGGCCCGGGATCGGACGGTGCAGATCATTGAGCACTGGTTCAAACAGCCGGAGGACACGCAGGACGAAGAGACGTCCGAAAAGGTGCCCGCAGGCGCTGTGGGATGCTCCATTCAGGTGGCGGGAAAAGAGATCAAGTATATCTCCAGCTACTGGAAGAACACCGGACGGCAGTGCCAGCTGTTCCCCTTTGTGCAGTATTGGAGAGTGCAGGACGAAAATTCCATTTGGAACAAGAGCGAGCTCTACCCCATCCTGTCCATGGTGGACGCCGCAGACCGGAAACTGTCCACCACCATCATGAACGAGATGTTCGCGGCCAACGACATCATTCTGCTGGAGGACGGCGCCCTGGCGGACGGGACCGAGCTGACCAACGAGCCCGGGGCCGTGGTAAAGATGAAGCCCGGACGGCTGAGCGGGATCACAAGGCTGGGCGGACTCCAGAGCATTGCCAGCGGTATGAACGACATGAGCTGGTTCCGGGGCGAGATCGAGCGAACCAACCGGAATTACGACTCCAACATGGGCAAGGAGACCGCGAGAGTCACCACGGCCACGGGCCTTGCCATGCTGCGCAGCGACGCCAAGAGCCAGAACGATATCAAGAGCTCAGACCGGAACGCCGGATTTGAGCGCCTGTATGAGCTGCTGGACTGGCTGGCCCTGGAGTTCTATGACGATGACCGGCTGATCTATCTGGGCGCCGACAAGGACAAGGGCCGGGAGGAAGCGGTAGCGGTGAAGTACAACGCCCGCATGCTGGCCGATACCATGCCGGAAGTGACGGACGCCGAAGGAAACGTGGTCCGGGAGGCCTGGGACTATTACCCCAGGGTCGACGTGACCATCACCGCGGGGGACAGCGTAGTGAGAGGGAAACAGGAGACGCTCAACGCCCTGGCCACGCTGACGCAGTCACAGATAACGGCGGACAACTGGCAGCTGTTCGCGGCACAGCTGCAGATCCTGGACATCCCCAACAAACAGGACATTGTGGAAATGTGGGAACGAAAGTTCCAGGGAGCCCTCACCGAAGAGGAGCAGGAGATCCTTGCCAATAACCCGGACCTGAAGATGATGGTGGAACAGCTGATCGCTGCGGCAGCACAGGAGCCCTCCCAGCCGGAGAGCCCGCCGCCGGAAATGATACCCCAGGACATGACAGGAGGAATCTATGATGGCCAATTATAAATTCGAGGGAGGCGCCAGCGTCGCCCTGCCGGAGCTGACGCTGGGCGACCGCGGCCATGCGGTGGGCATGGTACAGGTGATGCTGTGCGCGAGAGGATATTATATCCCGGAGGAGACCGCCGGTGTCTTCGACAGGAACACGGAAGAGGCGGTGTGCGCCTTCCAGAAAGATTCGGGTATGACGATCACAGGCACCGTGACCGATGGCACGTGGGCCTGGCTGATCCTGATGGATTGAGGTGAAGGAGATGGCATCTTCCTATGTGAAGGCTTTGGAAGAAGAAAAAAAGCCGGAAGTGAACGCCGCGGTCGAAGGCGCGATGACCACACCCTATGCTGCCGCCATGGGAGCGGCTTCGGCTGCTGCCGATCCGACGCCTCTGCAGCCCGTACAGCCGGCGGCACAGATCCAGGCGACACAGCCGGCAGCTGCGCAGCAGACGGCCACGTACATCGACGACAACGGCAACAAGCAGACGGGGTACGTCTCCGCCATGTCCGATGACAGCGACCTGAATTACTGGCAGCGGATGGAGAAGTTCTACAACGACCAGTACGAGGCCGCCGTCAAGGCAAACAATGAGGCGGCCCAGGCGAAATACCGGGCCGCCATGGAGCAGATCAATACCAAGATCAAAGCGCTGGAGGACAGCTATGCCGGGACGAACCGGCAGCTGTACCGGGATTACATGGAGAATCAGAGAGTCATGCCGCAGCAAATGGCCGCCCTGGGATACTCCGGGGGCATGAGCGAGAGCAGCAGGCTCCGGCTTACAAACTCCTATGAGGAAGCCCTGGCCCAGAACGAGCGGGAGAAGGCCGGGCAGATCGCGGGGCTGAACGCCCAGGGGGTCCAGTATCAGTATGACGCGGAAGCGGAAGCCGCCAGGCTCAACGCCGAAGCGGATCAGCAGAGGAGATCGTATCTCACGGCTCTGCTGCAGCAGGAGCGGCAGGAGGGTCTTGCCCAGGCCCAGGAGATCGGCAACGCCACGGGCGACTACAGCAGACTGCTGCAGTTCGGCTACACGCAGGCTGAGGTCAATGCCTTCCGGAGAGCCTGGATCCAGGCCAACCCGGAACTGGCGCAGGCGCTGGGATACGTGGCAGCCAAATCCCGGGGAGGCGGAAGGGGACCGAAAGGGACGGAAGATCCTGCGGCGCCAGAGGTCAGAATCGATTATGATTCCATCACCAAGCTGGGTATGGGTCCCATCAGCGCCGACACTCTTTCAAAGCTGATAGAGAGCGGCCAGGTAACGGAGAGCACGGACAAGAACGGAGTGGTTTCCTACAGCAAAAAACAGAACTACAAACCGCAGAACACCAATCCGTTCAGTACCAAGAATATTCAGGGGACCTTGGCTGCGCTCCGCGCCAATGCCAACAACGCCATATCCGGCCGCGGCCTGGCGTCCGCCAGACGGTAACCGGCCCGGGAAAGGGAAACAGCATGGATGAATTCGTAAAAGCATATCAGCAGAGGCACAGCGGGCAGACGTCCGCTGTGCCTTCTGCGCAGCCGACGGCAGAAAAGCCGACGGTCGGCGCAAAACCGACGGCGGGGAGCGGGCTGCCCAGGGCCGTATCGCCCTTTGCGGCGGCATTCCCTGAGCCCGGCGCCGTTTTTAAAGCCCGGGAGGGATCCGAGCCCAACAAGGCGGCCTCTGAAGATCCCTTTTTGAGCGCCTATCTGAGCCGGCAGACAGAACAGCCGGCGGCAGCGCAGCCAAAGGAGGATCCGTTCGTAACGGCATATAATCAGAGACAGTCCTACGGCACGGAACAGATGGCGGCTGCGAGGCAGTTCACCGAGCGCTTCAACACGCTGCAGAAGCTGCAGCCCGTACACCCGACGGCACAGCAGAAGTGGGCCTCCGGGATCGGACAGTGGGACAGGAAGGGAAACTACGCCCTCACCTCCACCTACGGGCAGATCCGGCAGATGATAACGGGTCTTGCCGATGAGCTGGACCAGACCACCAACGAATACAAGCGGCGCAGCCTGCAGCAGCAGATCGACTTCTATACCGGCGTGCTGGACAGCGGAATGGCCAACGGGACGGCGCAGGTGGAAGATCTGGCGCCCCAGGCCAGGGAGCAGAGCGCCAGACTGGCCCGGCTGGAGGAACAGGTGAGCGCCGCGCGGCTGCAGCTGAAAGACACGGAGAGTCTGCTGGCCCGGGGGTACGCGGACACCGGTACCCGGCAGAGATGGCAGGAGGCCGCGGACAGGCTGGCAGAGCTGGAGCCGGAACTGGCAGATCTTCGGGAGCAGAGCGACCGGACAAACAATATGCTCTCCTGGCTGGAGCAGTATGCCGGGGAGCGGGACGCATGGCAGGAGCGGGGCGACACCTGGGAGAGTGTTTACCAGCAGCTGCAGAGCGGGTTCGGCCGCCGAATGGAGCTGGAGAGGGAGATCGCCCAGGCGGAAGAGCTGATGAAAACCGAGCAGCGGGCCGCGGGAGAAACCGGCGAGGTGTGGCTGCCCTCCGAGGAGTACCGGGAAGCCAGCCGAAGAGCCGAAGAAGCCGGGGCAGAGCTGGCCGCCATGGGAGACTATGACCGGGATGAATACTCCCGTCTCATGGATCTGCTGACTACCGGATACGGCGCACAGATCGCCACGGATGAGCAGAGGGAGCAGCTGCTGGAATACCTGCGCCCCATGCTGGAGCGAACGGCCAAGGAGACCAGGGAAGACGCTGCCGTCTCCTGGCTCTCCGGAACAGCGTCCACGTGGCTTTCTCCCCTGATGATGGGCTCCGGCGCCGCAGACGAGACGGCAAAGGAGGCAAAGGCGGAGTGGGGAGATTCCACACGGCGGTACAGGGAGCTGCAGAAGCAGGTCCGGGGCCTGGGGGGATTTGCATCCTCCACGGAGGAAGTGGCCTCCACCATCGTGCGCAACGGCCTGAACCAGTTCTCCGGGGCCATGGCAGGCTTTGTGAAGATGATCGACGACGCAGCCGGGATCGACCCTGAAAACGACAGGTGGGCACTGATGGGAAGACTGGCTCGGGCCACACTGGAGGAGAAGAACAGCGCCGCGCAGCAGATGGCGCAGGTGATGACAAACGCCGGAGAGGGAGCGCAGCTGGCCTCTCAGCTGGGCGTATCCACTATTGCGGCGATTCCCAACGCGATCATGGCAGCCCTCACCGGAGGCGGCTCCCTCACAATGTCTGCTAAGGGACTGATGGCCAACGCCGCGCAGGCGACATCTGCCCTGAGCACCATGGAAACGATATCCGCCACGATGCGGAGCATGGCAGCCAACCCGATCTACTGGAACAGCTTTGTCACCGCCACAGGCGACGGCTATATGAACGCGATAGAGAGCGGGGCCGATCAGGACAAGGCCGTGGTATTCGCGGTGGTCAACGGCCTGCTGAACGCGGCTGTAGAGGTCGGAGGCGGTATCGAGACGCTGCCGGCATCCTTTGATAATGAGACCATCAGCAGCGCCCTTCTGAAAATGATCGAAAGCGGCTTTGAAGAAGGCTTTGAGGAGGTGAAGCAGGGTATCATCGAGCGGGGCCTGCAGAGCCTTATTCTCGGTGCGGACAATCCCGTGGCCTCCTTCACAGATCCGGACGCCATCATCTCCCTTGCCGGCGCCGTACAGGAATTCTTCGGAGGCTTTGTGGTAGGCGAGCTGCTGGGCGGCGTACAGTCCATCAAGACCATCAAGACCGCGGCGGAGGCACGTACAGCGGCGAAGCAGATCAACGCCTGGGTCATGGAAAACCTGCCGGAGGGCTACCAGCCGGAGCTTCTTCCTGTGGGACTGGCAGCGCCGGACATCGTGCAGCGGTACGCCGCCGAGGTGGCGCTGTGTGAGATCAACTATATCAGCGCCATGGCGGAGGCCAACGGCGATGTAAATACCCCTGCGAGGCCCCTGACGGCCATTGAGGGCATGTTTTCGGCGGAGACGATGAGCAACAGCGACATTGAGCAGATCCTCACAGACAGGGAACTGCGGTCTCAGTTTGAGGAAGAGACAGGGCGCACCCTGCCCACGGAGAAGAGCGCCGCCCGGCAGATCGTCCGGGAAGAGCAGGCACGGTGGAAAGAGGAGCAGGCCCAGCAACAGTCCCAACAGCAGAGTCAGGGACAGGCTATGGCCGACGGAGCTGCCCAGCAGGTGGGTCTCAACATGAGAAACGACGCCAACAGCGCCGAGAACGCCATCCGCATCCTGCAGGAGCGAGGCATCGAGGTAGCCAGGTATGGCGGCGTGGAGTATAACGTGGTGCAGAAGGCGGACGACACCTTCACCGCCCGGGCCATGCAGGGGGACACGATCCTCTGGTCGCAGGACGGAATAAAAACCAGGACCGCCGCGGTGAATGCGCTGCTGGAGGCGCAGAAGGGCGGACAGATCACAGCTCAGGAGGGTGTGAACGATGGAAGAACTGGCAACGGTCAATATCAACGGGCATCTGACAACAGTGCCGGCAGACAGAGCGGAAGAGGCATTGAAGATGGACGGCAAACCGACGGACGGAATTCCAATGCAGCAGTCAGAGCGGATCTTGCGCGTGATCAAGGGCGACTGACCGTTGGAGAGTTCAGCTTTGAGCATGAATATACCCCCAGTTCTGACGACAAGGAGGCGCTGAACGTCATCCGGGGCCTTCAGAAGCTGGGGGCAAAGAGCGTGCATATCATCACCGGAACCGCTACAAGAGGCGGAGCCGCGGCCAACATCACCGGGTTTATCGACGCCGAGGGGAACGTATTCCTCCGGGGCGACGCAGCGGACACCACGCTCTCAGAAGTGGGCCGGCACGAATACTACCACCTGGCCGTGCAGAAGGATCCGCAGATCCGGGAAGAGGCCATGAAGATCCTCCGGGAGAACTACACGGAGGAGCAGCTGCGGGAGCTGATCGATCATTACGGCAGCGTGTACAACCGTCTCTATGGCCGGTATGACGCCAACGGCAATCTCACAAACGAGGCCGAGGTCAATGAGAAGATCATAGAAGAGATCTGTGCCGACGCCTATTCCGGCCGGAACGACGGATTCCGGAGCGGAGTGGAGCAGGCGACGCCGGATCTCCGTACCATGGTGCATGACGCGGTACAGGACGTGCTTCGGGAAGCCGGACTGATCCGGAACGACAGCGCCCAGACCGCAAACGAAAACGCCCCGGCGGCAGCCGAGGCGGGCAGTTATGCGGCGGAGGGGGATATCGACACAGAGATCACCATCGACAGCACTGAGGAGCAGAGATATGAGATCCTGAAGGATCAGAATGTGTCTGCGGCAGATGTTGATACGGACCTTCTGGAGGACGTGGAGTTTGAAAGTCTGAATGGCGCTCAAAGGTCCGCGGCAAAACAGACTATGAAGAAGATAGCAAGGCGCCTTGGAATCAACGGCATAGATCTGCGCAACAGTAAAATCAGTTTTCCGTTCCGGTTCTCCAACACAAATGTTGGTGTAAGCACCCAACACCAGGCCGAATACGGCGGCAGTTATCAGGACTTTGCCAAAGTGCTGACCTGTATCTCCGATCTTGTCGATCGTGCTGTGCTGATTGAAACCCACAATGAAAAAAAGCCGGGAGCATTGGCAAACCCCGACTTGAAGCAGACATATGTTTTGCTGGGCGCGGTCAGAGACGGCGACATGATCATCCCCGTCCAAATGGAGGTCAAAGAGTTCTATAAGAACGATGCAGGTCTCTATATGACGGTGACACTCTCCAAAATAAATGGATCCGAGGTCATAAGCGACCCGACACCCGGCGGGGCCGGGGCTGCAGATCGCCTGTTCTCAGATCCTACATACAGTATACGCAAAATCATTGAGAATGTCAACGCTGTGGACGGTCGTTTTTTGAAATATGCTCCGGACGGCTTTCTCAACGAGGACCAGAAGGCCGCTAAGCAGAAAGCCCTCCGAAATCAGGCGGAGGAATACGCTGCAGCATATACAGTTGACGGAGCGGGGAATTTCAATATCGAGGAGAATACCGGTCAGGAAACGAGCGGGCATTTCAGCGCAGAGAGCGGCGAGGAGGTTTCTTCCAACGTTGGAACGGAAGATCGGGACGCCCAGATGGGCGAACTGTTCGGGGTCCCGGAGGACGCGGAGATCGTGGATCCCGGAGACTTTTCGCGGATGTCCAGACCGGAGGCCAGAGCCTACGCCGAGGAGAACAACTATCCTATGCTACAGAGGGCCAATGGCCGGGAGGAGCAGGCGGTTCCCGGCTGGACCTGGGTCCGGGCCAATGACCGGGGCAACTATGGCCGGGTCATCGGGAAAGGCGTTACGGAGAGTGGAGAGAACGGCCTGGAGGTCGTTTTCTGGAACAAGGCGGAGAGCCGGAGGCAGGGGCACGACGTGGCCTATTTGAAAACCATGGCGCCCTCGGAGCTGACGCTGGTAGATCCTCAGCTGAGCGGGAGAAACGTTCCGGTCGGAGAGGCGCCGGCGGAGGTGGAGACCTACCTCGATACGCTGACCGATGAGGAATATGACGCCATGTTCTATTCTCCGGAGGAAAACTATTCGCTGCCGCAGGCGCAGAGCGAGGAACAGAGCGACGAAGAATGGCTCTCCTCTGCCCAAGAAGAATATCGCCGGAGGCTGGAAGAGCGGGGCGAACAGCTGCCGAACAGAGATCCCAGGATCCCGGAGGGGATGACCGCCGAAGAATTCGAGGAGCGGGATCGGCAGCGACGGATGCTGGATCGGGAGAGAAGTGCCAGGCCGCAGCAGCGGGAGGACTATCAAGGCACAGAGGCCATGCAGCAGCTGGGCATTGAGATCGACGGCTCTGTGGCGTCCGATATGAGTGTGGAGCGCCTGCAGCAGTCCGCGCGCAATATCAAGGAAGCGGATCGGCGGGTGCAGAAGCTGATCAGGCAATTCCATCCGGACAGCCGGACCCAGGCCTATGCCCACGAGATCGCCAGCGGGAACATGACCGACGCGGATATCCCCGGCGACGTGGATGCGCATGTGGTAATGGAACTGGCCAGCGCCTATATGACCCGGGAGAACGCCAGGCTGGGATCCTTTAACAACGTCCGCCGGGAGATCGCAGACCGGAACTATGAGTATGCAAAGCAGCACTTTGCCGACAGCGAGAAGTATAACCCGGCCATGTTCAAAAACGGCTTTCTGCAGAAATTCGCCAAGGTCATCATGAACGAGCGGACCCCGGAGCGGGTCGTGCGGGCGATCTTCGGCGATGAACACGGCGCCAAGGTATACAGAGATTTTTTTGCCCCGGTGTTCAGGAATGAAGGCCGAAAGACTCTATGGATCAATCGGCAGCTGGACGATATGCGCACCTTCACCGACAGCCAGGGAAAAACGCGGAAGCTGAACCGTACTGAGTCTGAACTGACGCAGCAGGTGGTAGAAGGACGGGCCTTTGAGGAAGCCGCCGGGCGTCTGGAGGGATATGATCGACAGATCTTTGACGCCCATGTGCACGCCTTCCAGGACTATCAGAGAGCGCTTCGGATGCAGGGAGGCCAGGAGGCCGCCGAGCAGGCAGACGCCATCCTGCGGGGCGAGAGGACCAAAGTAGACGCCCTGCAGCAGTCCGGAGTACGAGAAGATCTGTTGAATCTCATGCTGCAGATCCGAGGGACCATGACACAGACCAGCGCCGGAGATCCGGAACTGCAGAAAACCATTGATGGGTATGAGTGGTATCAGCAGGTCAGGGAGAGGATCGACGCCCTGGACGACGCGGATGCCGCCATCATCGACAACGCAGCGGACGCTTATCGGGCGAAGTATGACCTGATGTATACCGCCATCAACCAGTTCCTGGTGCAGCACGGCTATGAAGAGATCGGTTTCATTCGCGGCTATGCTCCTCACATGCAGGAAGAAAAGGCCCAGACAGCACTCCAGAAGGCTCTTGGCCTGATGGGGATCCAGATGGATGAAGCGTCGAAGCTGCCCGCAGGGATTGCTGGACGCACCGCAGACTTCAAGCCGAACTTCCGGTACAACCCGCACTTCCAGTCTCGAAAAGGATCCCGGACGGAGTACAATATCCAGAAGGGCTTCCAGGATTACGTGAAGTACATGGCGGATATCTTCTACCACACGGACGATATCATGCGGATCCGTCAGGCGGTAAACTACTATCGGACGGCCTATGGGGATGCGGAGATCTCCGCCAACCTGTCGGCAGCCAATGCCATCAAGACGGCGCCGCTGGAGCAGAAGATTTCCTTCTTGAACGGGCTTCCCGGCGAGAGCGGGTATGTGCCCGGCATGAGTGCTTCCCAGGTGAACGAGCTCATCGACAAGTATGTGGAAGAGCAGTATACGGCCAATGAGAATCTGACCAAATACTCGGAGTTCGTCACATGGCTGGACAACTACGCCAACATCCTGGCCGGCAAGCAGAGCCTGGCCGACCGCGGCATGGAGTATTCCGGCGGCCGGCAGATGCTCAACTGGAGCAGAAAGCTGATGAACACCTTTTCCCAGGCAAACGTAGCGGCGAGTCTGTCCTCTGCGCTGAACCAGACGGCACAGCTGCCCATGATCACGGCTCATCTGGGGCCGAAATACGCCATGGCAGCCATGTCGGATATCCTTTCCGGCCGGCTGAAAAGCACCGGATGGAGTGAGCATTCGGATTTCCTGGCCTCCAAAGAGGGGATCCGGAAGCTGGATTTTGAAAAAGGAGAGAAGTTCATCAGCGCACTGTTCAAGCCGGCAGAGTGGATGGACAGCGGACTGAGCCAACTGGCCGTACGCGGTGAGTACCTGCGGCAGCTGGACAACGGCGTCAGTGAGGACGTGGCCATGCGCCGGGCCGATGAATACGGCAAACAGGTCATGGGCTCCAGAGCCAAAGGCTCCAGGCCCCAGGGGTTTGAGAGCAAGCGCTTCACTTCACAGATGCTCCATGTGTTCCAGGTGGAGGCCATGAACACCTTCGACTACATCGTCAGTGACCTTCCTGCAGAGTTCCGGAATGAGGCGGAGCAGAACGGGAAAGCAGCTGCAGCCAGGAAGCTGGGCGCAGCTATGCTGGCGTATCTCCTGCAGGCGTTTACGATGAACCGGATCAGCGAAGAGGTATACGGGGGCTCTCCTGTGCCCTATGACGCCATCGGCCTTGTGTTTGAAGGCCTGGCCGGGGGCAACGACGTGACCACGAACCGGTATCTGGCCATCACCATAGACAATGCGCTGGAAACACTGTTCGGAGAGCGGGTTCTCGGGACAGATCGATCCGAGCTCAGTGATGAGTTCAACTGGAAAGATGCCCGGGAGGATGTGCTTTATGCCATCAGCAATGACCTTCCGTATGTCCGGAACATCGCCGGCGTCATGGGATGGGGCGACCAGACCATGCCCACGGTGGGCCTGAATCAGATCTGGGAAGGCGCCAAAGACATCGGTTCCGGCCTGGTGGGCGAGGATGGAAAGCTGGGAGGCGGAGATGCCAACTGGCGGGAGGTCGGGGAAGGCGCCCTGAACATCGCCGCGCAGATGGTGCCGGGAGGACGTCAGTGGAAGAAAACCATCCAGGGCCTTGACACAGTGATCGAAGGCGGAACCTACACCGGCACCGGGGAAGACCGCAGACTGAAATATGCCGTGGACAACGGCTGGGCAAACTGGCCTAAATATCTTCAGGCGGCGCTCTTTGGCCGGAATGCTCTGAGTGAGCAGAACGAATACTATGCCCAGGACGCAAAGCCGCTGACAGCCAGCCAGACCGCGGTGCACAGCATGCTTGTGGCAGAGGGCATGGGAAGAGAGGAAGCCTATGACACCCTGCAGGAATACCGGGAGATCATGAATAACGATGATCTGACCTCCCTGGAGCGGGGGGTCCAGAGCCGGGCTCTCATCTCCTCGCTGCCTGTCGATGATGAGGCAAAACTGGAGACGTATCTGGATCTGGTCCTCAACGGAGAGCAGACCAGCCGGTATGAAAAGTTCCGATCTATGATGGATGCCGGCATGCAATGGGGCGACATCATGGAGGTATACGATGAGTATTGCCGCATCGATAACCGGGACGATCTGACGGCATCGCAAAAAGCGCTGGAGTTCTCTCATTGGGTGGACGGTTATACGAAGAGCGAGAAGAGGCAGAATATCATCCTGGACAATTTGAAATTCTGGAGCATGGCGCCGGCACAGGCCACAGGGTACGAAAGACTGGTGACGGCTGGGCTTTCTCCGGATGAGGCATATAAGATGCAGTCGATCTTTTCCGGACTGGAACCGGAGGAAGGGAAACTCAGCGTATCCGACAATCAGAGGCTGTGGGCCATAGCCGATGCGGGTATATCCGATGCTGACAAGATCGTAGCCTTTGGCGCGATCCTCGGGGAAGATGAGTATACCGAAAGCGGCAATCGGAGCGCCTATGGCAAGTTCCTGGACTGCCTGGCAGCAGGGGCAACCGTGGAGCAGTACATGGCCATCCGGGAGCTGGGGAAGGTGGACAACTTCCTGAAGTATGCAGAAACCGGCATCGATCCGGATATGGCAGTCGACACTCTGGAAGTCGTGGGAGATCTGCCGCAAGGAGCCAGCGCTTTGTCCCAGTATCAGGAAGTAGCCGGCAGCCTTCGAAGTGAAGAGGACAAGGAGGCCATGCTGCAGGTGCTTATGCCTGGAAAACAATACACCCAGTACACAAGCGCCAGAAATGCAGGGATCAGCACGAAAGCCTACGTTGATTATCTGACAATCCTGGACCAGGTGGATGAGAACAATTCCATCAGCCGGGCAGATGTATACGAAGCGCTCTCCCGGACAAGCTTCTCCTATGAGGAGCGGGTGGCCATTTGGAACGGATACATCGAGGCAGGCAACTGGAAGAGCTCCTATGACAGCTTCAAACCGTAA